TTCCTGATGGCTTAGGTTTGTTTGCATTTTTTAATTTTTGCAGAAACTCATCCTGACCACCATATTCACTCCAATTGTCCACACCTACATAAAGGTTTGGATTATTTTTCCATAATCCAGCAATAAACGTTGCACCTTTATAAACACCAACCTCCAGATAATTGCATTTATATAAACTTGCAAGATTATTAGCCAGATGTTTTGTTGCAGAACAGGTCATACCTTCGACTTTAAGATCAATATATTGACCATCTATTTTGGAACTTTGATAATCGGCATTTTTTATGCTATATAACATGTGTTGTAAAAGATAATATGAATGTTTGGTTTCCAACGAAACCTTGACATCATTTCCTTCAATAAGGTTTTTGAATTTATCCTTGTTTTCCAATACATATTTGGGAAAAGTGTCATTTAATTCAACTTTTTCTATAACGTATCCCATCCGTCCAAATATATCTTTGCCTTGTTTTATGTTTTCTTGGATTTTATCTTTTGTGAAAACTATTCCAGAATCACGATATTCATTATGAGCAAAACTTTGTATTTTTTTCAAAACATTTTTGGGTCCACCCATGCTGGTAAAATGCCAGCCTGCATCATATATGCGAGGAAGACTTTGTGATCTTATGTTTCTGTAATGTTGCAGATCATTGTTTGTTTTATATTGGCTGTATTTTATTGCAACTGTGCTGTCGTTATGCAGCTGATTTTCTGGACTAATGACACGATTATGAAAAGACCCGCTATACATGCTATAACAAAGAGTCACAGGAAATTCACTTTCATTACTTGTTTTTAACTGTTCTAGTGTGTTTTTGCTGGGTATTTCATCTAAATCAGAAAGCAAAATAATATCCTCATCATTCAAATTAACAGGTATTTTCTCACTCAAAGCCCTACGATGATCATTTTCAATGCTCCAGCTATCAGTCTTTTTTACATTATCAAAAATAACCAAATCTATTTTGTGTAAAAACTTTCTGAATCTTTCCCGGTTATTTGAAAAATAAAGAGGTTTGGGTTGGTTGCTATGAGTAACTGTGCTTTCACAAATAACAAATCTCTCAACAACATCGTTCAGTTCATTTAACCTGATTTCCAGCAGGTCTAGTTCATTATTAAAAGTGAATAAATCGTAAATTTTCATTTTTCTAATATAAGCAAGCCATTATTTTTAGGTGTATAATAACTTATTTTCCATTGAGGGTTGTCTCTTAAAAATTCCATAATAGCAGGAATTAGTCCCAAATCTTGATTATCTTCTCCCCGTTGACCAAATGAAAATACATCATGAAATCCCAGATATTTTTTGGCTTTATTTGCATGCAATTCCAGTTCCTGTTTAAGTTGAGAATATGTATGCCACGTGTCTATGAATAGAAAGTCATATTCATCAATCTGTGTTTTAAGAACATCTTGAATGATATATTCATAATTCAAACCTTCATTTTTTGCATATTGTTTATGTTTTTCAAGATCCTGAGAATATTCAATATCATATGAAACCAATTTTTTGGGACGAGCATTCAAAAATGACCATGTTGAAATGCCTTTTCTAACACCCATTTCACAAATGGTATCACACTTTTTTGCATAAGTTTCCAATATTTGCAGATGTTCATTTATATCACTCGGAGTTTTGCAATTTTTTAAATGATATTCATTTATAGTTTCGGGCACCTTTAATTCAGTTGTTAAAATATTTTTAACTGCGTTCACTGTTCTTTCCAATGTATAGATGCTTCGGTAAGTTTCCTGGATTTTTTTATTATCAATATCTTTACTTTTTTCAAAAGCTTCGGCTATGCTCATTTCATCTTTGAAAAAGAAAAGTTCATCTGGAAGATCACCAAATCCTATAAGTTCCTTGGTGCTTCGTTCCATATATACAGGAATGCCCGTATCCAATGCTTTGCATACAGCATAACAATTGATTCCTACCTTTTTATTGTGAACAAGAAGGGACGTATAAGGAAGCAGTTCAATATCCCGGGAAAAACCATCCGGAGCTAACTGAGATCCCACTATTTTTACATCATAACCGTGATGCTTCAGATACATGAGTTCACCTGTTTCTTCAACAAGAGCAGGAAGTGACACTATTTGTGTTATATATTTCTTTTCTTTATGTTCAGTCTGATGTGGCACCCAATTAGGGCAAAATTGAAATCCGAAAGTTTCAGCATTTGGATGATTACATGTTTTCAGAACATCCAAATGACTAAATGCTTTCAATTCATTTTGCATTTGACAATCCCACCATGTCTTTTCAGCAAAAAGATCGTTAGGAATGATGGATACATATTTGTCATATCCATTCCAATCATTGCTAAAATTTATATTTTTAAAATCAGGATAAACAATTTCCGGATCAAATGATATATTCGCAATAACAAATTTGTTTTTTCTTATACCTCCTGGAGGAAATCCAAGATGTTTGACCAATTCTTCACTGGCCACGTCAACTTGAATACCAAGCTCACGGAATGCCTTCCATAGATACAGAAGACAATCTTGATGGTGATTAAACATCAGGATGCGCATAAATTTTTATACAATCCTCCGGTAACCCATTTAGTTTCCCAATATTTCATATCTAAAAACATAATATCTTGTGTTTCTTCATTTCCTGGTTTCATGCTGGCACCACCATCATGAGTGCAGCTTGCTTCAGCACAATACCACACTTCCCAACCTCTTGATCTTGCCGTGAAACACCAATCACTATCAGAACCTATGAGAAACATGTTTTCATCCATCAGACCTATTTCATCAATCATTTTGCTGCGGACCACAAAACATGCACCATTTACCCATGGAACCATCATGCTTTCATTGCACATGCCCAAAGACACTTTTCCGCTTATATGTTGGCCGTATGGATAAGCTTGAGTACAACCTCCATGGATTATCATTTCACCATCTGAAGCAATTTGTTTAACCCCTACGATTCCACACTTTGGATGAGTATCCATGAAAATTTCAATATTGCGGAAAAACCCCGGATGAATATAACAATCACTATTAACCAATAAAACATATTCATATTTGTTTCGAAGATACGAAACTCCCATATTGTATGCTTTTGTGAATCCCAAATTATGTTTAGTATTATCGTGATAATAAACTTCAACATCTTTCAAAAGATCCTTACATTTTTTTGTTTGTTCAGGATTTTTATATTCAACTACCACAGCACCAGTTTTCATAGTTTTTGCAACCTTTCATCCACACAATCAATCACGCTTTTCCAATCAAAAGCTTTATTTTGACGTATAATTTCCACACTAGGATACCAAACTGTGGTATCGCCTTCTAAACCCCAACGCCATTCAGGAAACCAAGGAAGCATAAGAACAGTGGGTACTTTCATTGCACCAGCTAAATGTGCCTGTAAGGTATCTATGCTTATGACCAGATCCAATCCCTTTATAAATTGGGCTGTTTCATAAACATTTTTAAAATCTTTAACAGGATTGGTTATACCCAACTTTTCGTTGTCATCTTCATATTCATCCTTAATTAATGAATACCATTCAAACTTATCATTCTTTTTAATAAGATTGCGAAGCAAATCATAGTCTTTTTCAAATATTGTGCGATATCGGTTATATTGATGGTTATTACTTCCTGCCCAACATATTCCAATTTTTTTCTTGGATCCTTCAAGTTTTTTAGGTTCCACAATCAAATACGGATCATCTAAAAGCATATCATCATTGGTAAGACCTAGCCGTTGAGGAATGCTCATGATGGGCATCCATACATCAAAATTTGTGGCATCACTGGCACTTTGAATAATTTCTGTTTTTTCTTTCAAGTGAAGCATTACATCATAAATTCGGGGATTGCACCAATATTTCACGTGTTTAAAATGCTTTTTAAGTAATTGTAACCATCGAGCTGCCATTACATTGTCTCCTAACCCTTGTTCAGCTGCCACCAATATGGTTTTGTCTGGCATGGGAGTACCGTCCCACATAGGCTTTTCCCTTAAAGGTTTTACTGCCCATACTCCTTCATTTCTTACTTCATAATTTTTCCATGCTTCTGTATAATCTTTTTTAAGAAATGTTAGATATGCCAGATACCATTTTTTGCTATAAAGATCCACTTTCAAATTCTCAAACGTCTTTTTAGCAGGGATTATTTGTTTATTGAACAATTGGGCAATACCCAAAGCGATGTTACAATGATGATTTTCCGGATCTATTTGTTTTCCCCTATTCACCCACATAACAGCTTCATCATTCCTTCCCATGCTGTTGCAACTGAGAGCAATTTTCCAATAAAAAGAAACTTCTTGGGAAAATTGTTTGATAAGGTTCAGATAAGCATCATATGCCTGTTCATACTTTGCCACATTGGTGTAAAGCTCTGCCAACATGATTTTTTGATTAGGGTCCTGTGGATTATATAAATGTTTGGTAAAAATCTCTATTGCTTCTTTGTTTTTGCGTTGAAATTTGTGCAGATTGAAAAGATTATTATAAAATAATTTTTGATCGGGATCCATTTCAATAGCTTTTTTATATGTTTCCTCTGCTTTTTTGGTTTGTTCATCCTTTTCCAAAGCGTTACCAAGAGCATTCAAACAAAGAGCTTTATGTTCTTTTGTTTCATAAAGATCCAGACATTTTTCAAAATATTTTATGGCTTTATCGAAAACTCCATGTCCCATGAACTGCATTCCCATGTCAAAATACTTGTCCCGATCCATAATGTGTTTATTTAAACATAAGATTTGATATTTCAATAATAATGTTAAAATACAACGAATGATTGATGTGCATAGTTTTCTTAGTGGTCATTTATCAAAACTGAGTTACAGCAAATACAATCAAACTTACACTGCATGCTGTCCCATATGCCGGGAAGGTGATTCTTGGCTTAAACGCAAACGGTTTTATTTTTATACAAAAACAAACAGCTGTTATTGTTTCAATTGCGGATACAGCGCAAAATTATACAAATTATATTATGATCTGACAGGCAAGCCAATTAATGAAAAAAATTTCGTAAATGATCGAATCAAACAGCAAGAAGAGGAAAAGGTGATTGAACCAGAAATCTTACCAAAAGACTCTATTAACATTTTCGATACAACTCAGGTTTTTAAGAACATGAAAAATCGGTATTTTAAAGAGTGTGTGAGTTATGTTTGCAGCCGTCGATTGCATTCAGCGGTAAATCGACCTAAAAGTTTCTGGTTTTCTTCAGTTGATTATATTCACAAAAATAGGCTTATCATTCCTTTTTACGATTTAGACGGAAAAATTGTTTACTATCAAAGTCGTAAACTTCCTTCCGATGAATCTGAATTGCCCAATTATCTTTCAAAATCCGGTGGGGATAGAAGTCTTTTTAATGCGGATAAAATAACCGACTATCCATACATTTTCATATTTGAAGGTCCAATCGATTCATGCTTTTGCCGAAATGGAGTGGCGGTATCTGGCATCAATAAATCCCGAAGCAGTCTTACAGATAAACAAGAATCACAATTAAACAACTTTCCTTTGCATACCAAAATATGGGTTTTGGACAATCAAAACAAAGATGAAACTGCTCGCAAGAAAATGAAACAATTAATTGAAATAAATCAAAAAGTTTTTGTTTGGCCGAAAGATTTGGATTATAAGGATCTTAACGAAATGTGTCTGGATAAGAAAATCAACGGTATTGAAACAGACTTTATATTAAAAAATACATTCAATGGACCAAAAGCCCGATTGAAAATGTGTTGATTATTTCTCGCTCTTGCTGGCGATAAGGTAAGCTTTCAGACGCTCACTCAATCCAGAAAGTTCAACGCAAACACGAGCAATTTTTTTGGTTTCACTCTTGGCAACCTTTTCAAAAAGACTGTCACAAGGAGCCACATGCAATTGTGTTTGAATTGAATTGGTGTCTGGGCTGTTTAGATATTCCAAAAACTTGTCAATGTTCCTTACCCATGTTTGCAATTCCATTGCTTGGGCGGAATTTGTTTGACGAGCAGCCATTTGTTCACGTGTAACAGCTTTAACATCGAATTCTTGAGGGGCAGTATCTTTGTCCAGCTCTGCTTCCATGCTGGTACGATCAACTTCAGCCTCTGTTGGTTCCGGTACAACAACATCAGTTTCGTCTTGTTCTTTGATTATATTTGCAAAATATTTAGAGAATACTGCCATATTATTATTTATTATAATGGTAAATAATTTATATATGATTAATGAAGATACACAAATGATTTATAACCGTTGGGTATCAGGAATAGCCAGTAGGGAGCTTAAAGGACAAACACTTACAGTAGATGATTTAATTAAAAAATTTAGTCCAGAAGGGGCAACTTTAGCTCCTAAAATACTTCCTTATCCTTTAGACAAGATTTTTGAAAGTTTAGCGGATAATTTTGTAAAATTAAGTAGCAGTAAAATGTTGTGTGAAATAAGCAAGAATAACCCTCTTATAGGCAACAAGAAAGAGAAATTAGCACAACTGGAACAGGTCATATCCAAGATCAATCAGGCACAAAAGATACTTGAAGAAACAGTAGACCCTCTAAATAAAATTTTAGAGGGATAAAATGCTGTACCGATTAATTCTATTTTTAAGTCTACCAGTAGCCGCTTCAGGGTTGCTTTATTCTATCGGTGTAACTTCATTTTGGACATATTTGTTTACAATTTTATTCACAGTAGGCTTGCAATATGCCATAGATTTTGGATTTCAAAAATTTGCAATCATTCGTTATGGCATGCAAATAAAACAGGTTAATTTAGATTTGGAAAAAGAATACAACAAACGAGGAATAGAATTGACATGCCCTTGTGCTGAAAAAACAAAATGTTTTGTTCCTGTCAGTTTGGAGGAAGGAACAACATATGCATGTCCCAAATGTGAAAAGAATGTTTCTGTTTATGTTAAATTGGGAACGGCCCTTAACACTGAACCTGTGGTCACACAAAGCTTGGAAGCACTACCTCTTAATTTAAATGAGTAATTTGTTATTTCAGATAGCCAAAAGTGTAAACAGCAGTTCAGTTCTTCCGCTTTCTACTGTAAAAAATGAAAATTGGATGAATGAATTTGATACCGAATTGAGTAATTTTTTTATTAAAAAAGGACCAGAGTATTATAATTTATATAAAATCTTTCGAACCAAAAAGAAAAATTTGAATGATTCGGAGAGGATCCTTATGGATTTATTTGATGAAATATTTCAGGAATATAAGAAATTGAGCATACAAAAGCCCGAAGGCATAGATCGAAAAAGTTTTGTGGTGCATAAAATTTATGAAACAGTATCGGCAGGATTCAGTATCCTGAGTGAACTGAAGATAAAGCTTGACGTACCGTTGCTTTTTTGTATCTTGGCAGCATATGTTCAACAATACATCCACGATCAAACCCAACAACGAAATCAGCAATAACGAAAACATCATTCTGGATTTGGAACTGCAAGGTCGAAATTCCCGAATTGAAATGAGCAGTGATGAATGGTATGACATTCAGAACATTGTTTCAAAACAAGCTTCCAATTCATCTTCTGGTCAAATGTTTTCTCTTCCCATGATATTCCATGGACGGCCCGCACAATTAAATTTAAACAAAAAAGAATATAAAATTCTACAGGAAACAATTTTAATTTCAGGTTATAACGATCCTAAAAAGACCAAAGATAAAATTACCATGGAAATGCGTGTTAACAGTCGTCCTGCTCGTGTCGAAATGGGTAAAGCAGAAATGGCCAGATGGTTATGCTTGATTGAATCAATTGATCTTATAGAAAAGAAATGTTCGGAAATGAACGTGACCATGTCGGATGATTTTTGGATTCAACCAATAGCCATGCAAAAATACATGGATAGCCGATTTGAAACCATGATGGATGAAGTCAATCATCATGAATTTGGTATTGATACCAAATCTGCAAACATGGATATATTAAAGAAAAAACGCAATTTGGAGCGTATGGAAGAAGTGGAAACAGAAACTGAGGAAGAATTTGAACCGCGTTATTCGTCAGTATGCACATCATAAGTGCCATACACGTTATCATTACTGGTTCCTGAATAATCGAAAACAAACCGTTTAGTGACTTCTTGAGCACTATTTCCTAGTGTTTCAGGACGAGGTTTGTCTGGTTGTTTTCCACTAAGTGTGGCAGACAGGGTTCCATACCCTGTATTGTCCATTACTTGTAAATTACCTTTTTCATTAGGCAGATTAACTTCCTCAGAATAATCAAAACGTTTCAGTTTCAAAAACCAAAGATAATGACTGGCCAAAGGATTGATGGTGCTGTTTTCACTGTCCAGCCGCTGAGTTACTTCAAACAATTTTCCATCCCTATCACCTGGACGATCATTACCGTATTCAGTTAATTTTATAATATCTCCGCTTTTGGGTTCTTGGCCCGGTCCAAATACTGAATAAAAGCTGCTTATGGCAACTGTTGCTGTCATGTAGTCTTGAGCATCAAAACCAAATTGATTGATTGTAAGGTTATCCTCGTCCAATTTTATGCCCATTATGATTGATTTAGGTTCGGGCCAGTTTCTTGTAGGGTCTTCTCCATATATATTGTCAGCACTTAGTGTACTGTAAGGATTTTGCCAATAATTAACTTTTTGACCAAAAAGATCAATTTGTTCTCTTAATTGATTGCCTATAACTTCCCGTTCACATTCATTGTTTTCTTTGTCAGTAAAGCGTAAAACACTGGGAGTATATGTAAAAGGATATACCGATACACATCCTGGACCTAGATAACGATCAACGCTCATTAGCTCTCCAATACATATATATTATTTTTTTTTCTTATACTTACAGGTGATCTTCCCAGCTTGGTAGGTTTTTCGCCTAAAGTTATATTATAAAATGCGGCAATCTGCATGGCCCTAGGTTCACTCACAATCTTTCTACCTTTGGCTTTTTTAAGCATTCCTACTTCAGGAAATGTGTCCAAATTCTGGTGCATTTTAGGAACAGTTCTCACATGCTTACGTGTTCCTGGATCACGAATCACAGGTTTCATATGACGAGGATCTTTTGTTTTCTTTTGTTTACCCATCAGATCACTCATGAAAAGAGTATGCAAACCACTGTTCCATGTTTGTTCTGTGAATATTTTGTCATAAGCTTCCAGTTTCAAATCATTTAATTTATCCAAATATCCTGCATCCCGTAATTTTTTAAAAACAAGATTTTCAATACAAAAATCAAATATGGTTGTTTTGTCTTGCATGCATTCTTTTCTGGCATCTGCCAATCTTTCCCGTAATGCTTTGGCCCGATTGTGTATTTGACGAAAAATGATACGACAATCACTTTTGTTCAGCAGTTTAACCAATGAATCTATTTCATTTTTATAAGCTTCAAATTTTTTATTAACATTTTGTTCGTCTATTTCAGGTGGATTATATGATGGCTTTTGAATCCATTTATTTTTTAAAAGACTATAAACTGGTTTGGTTGCATAAGGTTTTACACTGATATCTTCAATGTATATCTCCACAGGATGTTGTCGAATAACAATGTCATGATTCAAATTCCATTTGTATTTTTCACCTTCAAACAATTGTTTTACCAAATCTGGTTTGGCTTTCACCTTACTAAAATCCAATCGTAAATGCAGATCCAGATCGCTCTTTTTTGTATATGTATAATTGGTCAAAGAACCTGTAAGTTCAATGTCTTCTAATGGGGCATTTGTTTTTAAATTTCGATAAAAATCCAAAGCAATATCAACAAGTTTACCTGATACCGATTTGTCCAGTTTAAATTCTTTCCAAAACTTTGAATTTAGATCTTTATGATATTCAAATGGCATATACTTATTTAGTCAAAAAAAAACCCCCGTCAGTTAAACGGGGGTTTTCTTTATAAC